AGCGTATATAGACCCTCTTTGTTTGAGAATATTAGATTCTGAAGGTGCATCAGTTGCATATATGGAATTTACAGATTGTATTATGAATTCTATTAATGAATTAAATATGAACTTTGCAGAAAATGTATCATCATTTAACACGTTTGAAGTTACGTTTTTTTATAACAAATTAAACCTAAGATTAGAGGTAGAATAAAATAAAATAAGATAAATATAATCATGGCAGAACAGAAAACATACACATTTTGGGGATCTAACCCAGAAAAAGGAGATCGTTTCGATAAAGCGGAAGATTGGATAGCAGCTGTATTTGAAACTGAAGAAGAAGCAAACGCTTTTGCAGCTTCTGAAGGTAAAGGTTATGAATTTACGGGTATAAGTAATTACGACATCAAATCAGGTATACGTGTAGCTAGTGGCTTTCACAGTGGTAGAATATTTTGCGAGAATATGTCTGAAAACAAAGCTAAGAAGGAATTACAGAATTTAAACACTAGATGCTCAGCTTACTTTAAAAAACCTATAAAAGGTGGAAGCTACGTTAAATTCGATAAAGACGGATTCGTTGAAGGTGAAGGATATAAGTTTTACTCAAATGCAGATAATGGAATTCAAGAGTCTAAACAATTATTAAAACACTTACTGTTATTTGAACAATTTATTAGTAAGGATTAAGGATTTGTTAAATCATAATAAAGAAAGATATATACAATATGAAAACATTTAATACATATTTAATAGAAACTGAAATCACTGATCATGATATGCAACTTATCAATGAAGGATTACAGGAAGAGTGGACGCCAGAATTAGAAGAAAAGGTAGATGCAGCATTAGCCTCATTTGCTAAAGAATATCTTAATGAAGATGGTTCTTATGATATCGAAAGACTTAATGAAGAGATGACTAATGAAGGTTTCTTTGGTTCAATTATAGGTGGTTTAGCTGGATTTGCTCTAGGTAAATCAGTAGGTAAAATGATTGCCAAAGTATTAGGTATTCAAAAGGGTGTTTTTTATGATTTATTAACCTCTAGATTAGTAGGTGCCGCTTTAGGTGCTGTTCTAGGTAAAAGAATATAAATGAACTATTTAGCAGTAGATTTTTCTTTAAACTCTCCAGGAATTTGTGTATATAATGACAAGAGTAAGAATTATCATTTTATTAGTTATATTAAACCTAAAACAGGTACTAAAGCAGAACAAAGACTACAAGAAGAGATATCTTTATTAAAGGATGTTACTTTAGTTTCTCAACCCGATTTTACAAACAAGGAAGAATATTCAAGCGCTGAGCTTCTCAAGGTTAAGAGATATGACAAGATGGCTGATGATATTATTAATTTAGTATTACAGAATTCTTTTGATGGTGATGGGTTTATTATTGCATTTGAAGGTACTTCTTATGGTTCTAAAATGGGAACTAACAATATGATTGACATGGCAGCAGGTGCCGCAATCCTTAAACTTAAACTTTTAAAGACCTTAAATCCCGAAGACATATTAACTGTTGCTCCAACCACTATTAAGAAATTTGCTGGTAAAGGTAATATGAATAAACTACAATTATTTGAAGCTTACCAGAAAAATGTGAACGAAGACCCAGTCTTGGCTAAAAGCCCATTGTGGAAAATCGTTAAAGACCTGGAAATTGGGAAGAAGATCCCGAAGCCGTTAGATGACCTAGTCGACGCTTACTTTCTCGTTGCATACGTTGCAAACCTCCAAGCCTAATCTAACTTCTAGCTTAACTAACATTTGTTATATGCACCTTGCGTAAAACTGTTTCATTTTATTTAAAAAAAAATAAAAATAAGCTAGAAGTGAAACAAACTCAAAGTTAGATATATAATAAGTATAATAACAAAAGTATAAATTACATGTTGATTACAACAGATTACCTTCGTCTAATTGATATCTCAAAAAAAATGGTGATAGCGAACCAGCTTACTGAAAAGGAAGCGTCAGAGTTACTTCACAAATCAGGACTGACTAAGTTAGAGGATAATAGATGGAAGGAACCTTCTGGAGCAATTTTAACAATAAATTGAAACTATTGATTATTATACAGTATAAATAAAGAAAGAACATTAAAGTAATTTCAAGGTAAACAATTAAACAATTAAACAACTAAAAGGAACTATTATGGCAGATTTTGACATTTTTAACTTGGGCGTAGAAGACGTAGAAACGCATCAGCCCCAAACAAGTAGCTCATTAAATGAGATCTACAAACCAACAGCAGACGACGGAAAAGACGGAACTTATAAAGCGATGATTCGTTTTGTACCTAATCCAGAAAATCCTCGTAACTCGCTAATCCAAAAATACGTACACTGGTTAACTAACTCAAGTGGCGATGGTAAACTAGTAGATAGTCCATCAACAATCGGAGAAAAGTGTCCAATTGCAGATGTATTTTGGAAATTACGTAAATCAGATTCAGCAGTAGATCGTAAATCTTCTGAGAAACTGAAAAGACGTCAGCAGTATTATTCTCTTATTAAGATCATTAAAGATCCACAAAATCCAGAGTTAGAAGGTCAATATAAGATCTTTAAATTCGGTTACAAGATTAAAGAGAAAATCGATGCTGAATTAAAGCCTGATTTCGGTGAACCAACACAAGTATTTGACTTATTTGAAGGAAAGAACTTTGAGTTGATTATCACAAGACAAGGTGAATATAACAACTACGATAAATCAAAATTCTCAGCTAGCACATCAGCTGTTTTATTAGGCGAAGCACCAGCAGAGCGTAGTAAAGAAGCAATGGGAGCTATCAAAGCTGAATTAGAAGCAGCACCTTCATTAAAGGGCTATGACTATCAAGCATGGGACGAAGATACAAGATCATTTGTAAATGATGTACTAAGAATGTATCTTAATCCAGGGGATTCTATCGCTGAAATGACAACGAGCGCTCCAAAAAGAGCAACTAAAGCTCCAGTAACGGCAGCTCCAGTAGCGGCAGCAGTAGCAACTTCAACTACAGAATCAACTTCAAGTGTATCATCTGATGACGATCTAGATTCTTTTTTGAATGACCTCGACATCTAATATACAACTTACTGAAGAGTTAAAGGATAAAATAAGATATGCGCTTAAACAAGTAGTATCACAAGTACATCCTGAACCTAGTAAGAAACTACTAAAGGACATGCATGGGCGAATAACCTGTGCATGTCCATATTGTGGCGATTCTCACAAAGACTTAACCGCAAAGCGTGGTAATATATTTTGGGATACATTACAATATCACTGTTACAACTGTAGTTATCATACTAACTTATATTCGTTTTTGAAAGATCATGATGTTAAAATGACAACATCTGATGATTCATTTATGGTTATAGATTATATTAAACAGAATAAGATACAAGTAAATCCAGAATCAGTATTAAAACACCAAGCGCTAGAGCAGATTCATAACTTAGCAATTGCTGTCGATGATTTTAAACAACACTTTAGAGCAAAAACTATTGAACCAGGTGATTGGATATGGTTTCAATTAAAAGATAGATTATTACACAACAGGACAGATGAGTTTTTATATTCAGAAAAAGAATTTCGTCTATGGATATTAAACTATAGCACCGATGGTAAAATAATAGGTGCACAAACACGTAGAATGAAGGGATATGGCCAACGATATCTAACATATGATTTACCAAAGTTATATGAAGAAATGGGTAAGCCATTGGACATGTCTAATGACGAGTTAAATACGCTTACAAAGATATCAACATTATTTGGTATTATGCAATTAAACTTTCAAAGACCAATCACTATGTTTGAAGGACCATTAGATGCTAAATTTATGAATAACTCATTAGCGTTAGCAACTGCAGGTAGATCAACCGATGATTTTGATGAAATACCAACAGTTAGATATATGTTTGATAATGATATCACTGGTAAAAAGAAGATGGCTGAAAAGCTAAAGAAGGGCAGACCTGTATTTATGTGGTCTAAATTTCTTAAGGAAAATAAGTTGGATACATATAATATTAAAGATCTAAACGACTTAATATTGAAATGTTTTGAGTTAAAAATCGACGCTCATAAGAAGATCGATGAATATTTCACTTCAAGTCAATTAGATTTATGGTACGTATAGAAGATATCTGTAATATGGTAGAAGACAATTTTGAAGAATTTCAAAGAGACAGTGATAGATTTAAAGGTATGAAATTATTATTAGATTTCAAGCCATTAGATCTTAGTGTCAATTCACCAGATATAAAGCTCCCGACCCCTAAATTTAAGAAAAGACAAATAATTTCTAAATTTATTAAACCTAACCCCAACAAGAAATCATTATTTTAATATGACTAAAGAACAAATATTAGCGTTGGACAGAAAATTAAGTGGCCAAAGAACTGAATGGACTAATAACATTAAGGCGTTAGCACAGAGTTTAAGGAATTTAAACTTAATGGAAGAAACTATTGCAGAAACATTATCTTCACGTCAAACTCTTGTTGAACAGATGTCGTATTTCAACATGAAAGTAAAAGAACAAAAGGTAAAAGTAGCAATAAGATACAGAGAAGCATATATCAGATATTATGAATATGATTACAAACTCGGTGAAAAACAAAAAGAAAGGTTTATAGAAACCGATTTGGCCGATGAAAACATGATATTGTCTCATTTAGAAAATCAAGTTGAATTTTTTAAAGACTCGGTAAAAACCCTAGATAATATGGGCTTTGCCATTCGTAATAGACTAGCATTAAAAGATCTATAACGAAGAATAAAAATGCTCTAACAATGTGGAGCTTAGTTTAACTGAAAACAAACAGTTGTTGCGTATTGACGAAGCAACTGAATTAGAACTGGAACAACTCAATATTTCTCTTAATAAGAGAATTGAGTCATGGAGATTCAACCCGTTAGTCAAGAAAGGACTATGGGATGGGTACGTTTCATATATTAAAGATGATAAGTGGATTCCTTCTGGACTATGGAGGGAAGTTATGGGTATATGTAAAGAATATAAGTTTGAGTTCAAACTAAATGGAATTACAGATATATTTGACACTAGTATTAACCAAGAAAAATTTACAGAATGGGCACTAGAATTCTTTGAAAAATCAGAGATCACTCCTAGGGATTATCAAATCGAAGCAGCATTCAATATATTAAAATTTAAAAGATGTTTAAGTGAACTAGCAACTTCTGCTGGTAAAACACTTATATCATTCTTAACAGTAGCATACTTATTAGAACACCAAAAAGCACAAAGAATACTTTTTATTGTACCTAATGTTTCGTTGGTGTTACAAGCAAGTGAAGATTTCTTAGATTATAATTATAGAAATCAAGCAGATATTAAAGTACAGCAAATATATTCTGGTCAAAAGATCAGAGCCGGCCGAAATGTAGTAATAGGTACATATCAATCTCTTGTTAAAAAAGACAAGGCATATTTTGCAGAATTTGACGCAGTTATTGTGGATGAAACACACAAAGCTAAATCAGCGTCTATTAAAACAATATTACAAAAATGTGTTAATGCAGAATATAAGTATGGATTATCAGGTACAATTCCAAAAGAAGGTACATTAGATAGATTAACGCTGATGGCGTATACTGGACCATTAATTACTGAGATAAGTGCTAATTACCTACAGAACGAAGGGCATATTGCTGGATGTAAAGTAAAGATTATCAAGATGGACTATGCACCTCAATCTACTAAAGATGCGTTCAGGGAAATGTCACAAAATAGATATGAAAGTAAAGATGTTTTTAAATTTGAACAAAATTATGTGATCAATTCACCTGGTAGGCTTAACTTTATAACTAATATTATTTCTAGAGTAAGAGGTAATAGCTTGGTGTTATTTCACCGTATCGAACATGGTAAAAAGATATATGAAAAACTAAGACAAGATAGTGACAAACAAGTATACTATGTTGATGGTGGAATTGATCAAGATATTAGAGAAGAACATAAGAAGAAGATGGAGGCGGGCGAAGAAGTTGTTATCGTAGCATCATACGGTACATTCTCTACAGGTATTTCTATTAAAAAAATACACAACATATTTTTTACAGAGTCATTTAAATCTGAAGTAATAATTAGACAATCAATTGGCCGTGGACTTAGACAACACAGCTCAAAAGACTCAGTAAATATCATAGATTTCGTAGATGATTTATCATCACCAGATTGGGATAATTACTTAATGCGACATTCTAAAGAAAGACAAAGGATCTACAGGGAACAGAAGTTTAAATACGATGTTAAAAATGTAGATTTTGAAGGAGATATATAATAAAATAATAACATATAAAAAATAAACCATATTATGCACAAATTAAAATCATTTGATCAGTTTTCTACTGAAGCTAAGATCACACAGACTAGACAAGTGGAAGAAGATAACTCTACTAAGAGATCTGACGAAGCTGAAACATTTAAAAATTTATTAGCTGAGTTTAATGTTACTTCTATTAAAGAGTTAACAGAAGAACAAAAACCTGAGTTTTTTACAAAACTAAGAGGTATTGAAGTTAATGAAGCGTCGACTTTAATAGAAGAAGGAACAAGAGGACAATTTGGTAAAATCGATAAGAAAGGAAACATTGAATCAGTATATACACATTATGATTCTTATCCAGAAAATATGTTACCATTTCTTAGAAAAGGATACAAAGGTGGTAAAAATGTAGACACTGTAATTAAAGGTGGAAACGCATCTGGTTTAGCAAACACTCCAGCTGAAATGAACTTCTACAAAGACGGTTCTAAAAATCTTAAGGGTAGTATTGCAGATGTAAAAAAATACATAAAAGATGCAAGTAATGATGGAGCAGAATATGTATATTTATGGGACGAAGCTAACAAAGAATGGTTAATGGCAGATGTTTATGCAGGTACTGAATTACAACCAGCGTTTGAGTCTTTAACAGTTTCTGTAAACGAAGCTATCGCTGTACAATATAAAAGAGATGCTAAAAAGGTAGCAACTGTTTATAAAAACTTATTTGCTAAAAAATTAACTGATTTTGGCGCTATGTCAAAAGAAGGTGAATTAGGATGTATCAAATACTTATTTGAAAATGCAATGGAAGATGCAAATTTCCACAGAGAAATGGCTGTTTCTAAAAACATAAAAGGATCAATTACTAGTTTTGAAGTTAAAATGCCTGGTTTAGGAAATTACTTCATTAAAATTGGAGCTACAACAACTAAGAGAGTATTAGATCTATATTATTCAGATTTAGCAAATGCATCAGGATGGTCAGGTATTGGAATAGTTGAAGGTACTGCACTGTATTTAGAAAGCATTAAACAAGAAGCAATGGGACAATCATTATTAAATGCGTTTAATATGTTCTATGAATCGGTACAAATTGAGGAATCAGTAGTTAATGAAGCATCTCTTTCAGGTATAGAATTTGGAAACGATGATGGTATCCACCCAACTAAACATATACCTTTAACTAAATCTTTAAAGAAGAACAAGGTTAAAATGGAAGTTGAAAAAGAAGAAGGAGACCATGGTTACCCAGAAGTTAAATTAACTGGTAAAAGAAAAGATATTGAAAAGGTTTTAGCTGATATATGGGGACCGGATTCTATCGATGATCATGAAGATGCATATGAATCAGTAATAACTGAAGCAGAAGTTAATTCTGACGAAGAATTTGTTGAATATGCAAACACTGTTTTAAAACAAGCATTTGGAGAAGAATTTGACGAAGCAAAAGCAAAAAAAGTAATTGACGGAATATTAGCAAAAGCAGATGGAGATTATGGTAATGCCGTTGGTATGTTAACTAGTTCGTTAGGAGCTTAAATAAAACAAGATACATATCTTATGAAGATTTATAATAAGTTTGAACAGTTTGTAACAGAAGGCTTGCACATCAATTTACGAGAATCGTTGATTTTAGAAGGTGGTGCTGCAGGACACATGAAACACCCATTTGATGACAAGTCACTTACATTTGGTGATTTTAAAAATTTAATAGAAGCTGGACTATCTGGTGAATTAAACTTTGAAGAAGAGCCTACTGAAAAAACAGACGGTCAAAACTTATTCGTTACTGTAAAAGATGGTCAAGCAATGTTTGCCAGAAATAAAGGACAAATGAAAAACCCATTAGACCTTAATGGTATCATTTCAATGTTCACTGGCCACGCATCTAAATTGGTCGAAGAAACATATATCTTTGCTGCAACAGATCTATCAAGTGCTCTATCATCGCTCTCATCTAAAGATTTAGAGGCATTCGACAATGGATTAAACTTCATGAATATGGAGCTTATTTACTCTAAAAATCCAAACGTTATTTATTATGACAGAGACATTATTCAGTTTCATGGAATTAAAATAACAGATGGTGAAGGTAACAT